TAAGTAAGCAGCGTGGGCGCCGTGGAACAATTGCCCGCCGATGGACGGTACGTAAAACTGGTCCGCGAGCACGAGCGCCGACTGGCGCGACGCCTGCCGGTGAGCTTCTGCCGGACGCTGTTCCCGGACGAACCGCCGGCCGATCACTCGCAACTCCTGCTCCACTACTTGCACCAGGTCGAGACGGGCAAAATCAAGCGGCTGATGGTGCTGATGCCGCCCGGCCACGCGAAATCGACCTACTGCTCGGTGCGCTTCCCATCGTGGTACCTGGGCAAGCACCCGAAGGACAACATCATCCAGGTCTCGCACACCGGCGAACTGGCCAAGCGGTTCGGGCGCCGGGTGCGCAATATCGTTGATTCGGCTGAATATCAGGCCATCTTCAACAACGTGTGGCTGGCCGATGATTCAAAGGCCCGCGGCGACTGGGGCACGAGTCAGGGCGGAGAGTATTACGCCTGCGGGATGGACGGCGGCGTCACCGGCCGGCGAGCCAACGGGCTCATCATGGATGACCCGATCAAGGGCCGGAAGGAAGCAGATTCCGAGACGGTCCGCGAGAATGCCTGGGAGACCTACCGGGGAGAACTGCGCACCCGGTTGAAGAAGGACGGCTGGATTATCCTGATCCTGACGCGCTGGCACGAGGACGACGTCGCCGGGCGCATCCTGCCGGAGAACTGGCACGGGCAGAGTGGGCTCATCAAGTCGCGCGACGGGGGCGAGGAATGGATGGTCGTCTGCATGCCGGCGCTGATCGATACCAAGGAGGAGGAGGCACAGGACCTACTTGGGCGGCAGAGCGGCGAAGCATTGTGGCCAGGTTGGATATCGGCCGACGCGCTCAAGATCGAGAAGAACATCCAAGGGACGCGCAACTGGGGCGCCCTGTATCAGCAGAAGCCTTCGACCGAAGAGGGCGCGATCATGAAGGCGGCGTACTGGCGCGAGTGGCCGCTCAAGGAGCCGCCGACCGTGGATTACATCCTCCAGGTCTACGACACAGCCTTCGAGGAGGGCGAGGAAAACGACTACTCGGCGCGGACGACCTGGGGCATCTTCAACTGGAACGATCAGAACCCGAAGAAGATCCCGCCCGAATTGCTGAAGAATCCGCCCAAGCACCGGTGGAATGCCATCCTCTTGGAGCACTGGCAAGACAAGGTAGACTTCCCAAAGCTCAAGCGTGAGGCAAAAGATGCATTTGAACTGTACCAGCCGGACCGGGTTTTGATCGAGAAGAAGGCGTCAGGGCACTCGCTCCTTCAGGAGTTGCGTCGCGCCGAGATCCCGGTCAAGCCGTACCAGCCGGACCGCGGCAAGGTGGGCCGGGCGCACGCGGCCGCCGCGGTATTCGAGCAGGGTTGTGTTTGGCACATGCGCCGATCGTGGGCGAACAAGGTCATAAGGCAGTGCGCGCAATTCCCGAATGGCGAGTACGACGACACGGTGGACACCGTGACCGCGGCGCTGATCTACTTGCGCCGCACCTGGCATCTCCAACTGAAAGATGAGGAGCAAGACGAAGTGCCCAATCCCAAGAAACGGCGGTTATATGGCTGAGCGCGAGCGCGCGATCGACGTGGAACTGCCCGACGCGGGCCCGGAGATGGTGGACGGCGTAGCCATCATCCAGACCGGCGACGGCGGCGTGCACATCGACTTCGACCCCGGCAATGCCGAGCCCGCTGGCCTCAGCGACGAGGACAACTTGGCCGTCAAGATGACGGAGTCGGACTTGGGCGCAATAGCCGACACAATTCTCGACGAAATCGACGCGGACATCGAGAGTCGCAAGGAATGGGAGCAGTGGTATGTCGAAGGCCTCAAAAAGTGCGGCGTAATCAAAGACAAAGGCGGCGATGAAGAGGGGCCATTCCCCGGCGCCGCAACCGTTGTGCACCCGCTCATCATGGAAGCCGCGACCCAATTCCAGTCGCGTGCGATCGAGGAGATATTCCCGACCAATGGGCCGGTGAAGTGCGGTGTCGTGGGCGAATCCGACGAGATGGTCGATGCCCAGCGCGAGCGCGTCGAGACCCACATGAACTATCAGGTGCTCCATGAGGACGAAGGCTACTTCGAGGACACCGACCAGATGCTGTTTATCCTGGCGTTTCATGGCTCTATCTTCAAGAAGAGCTTCATCGACGTGCAAAGTGGCGTGGTGCGATCGAAGTATGTGACGGCGGAGGATTTCATCGTGCCGTATACAGCGCGTGGCCTGCGCACAACGCCGCGGGCGACACACCGCATGCGCATGCAGCCGAATGACCTGCGCATCCGGCAACTGTCCGGCTTTTATCGCGATATCGAACTGTCCGAGCCGTTGGCCTCCGCCGACGACGCAGCCAAGAGCATTGAGGCACAGGCCGACAGCAAGACGCCATCGAACCTGCCCGGGGATGACGATCACACCATCTACGAGTGCCACAAGTTCCTTGATTTGAAAGGACATGAGCACAAGAAGGGGAAGACAGCGACTGGGCGGAAACTGCCCTACGTCGTCAGTGTGGAGAAGGACAGCCGGAAGATCCTGTCGATCAGGCGCAACTACCGGGAGAACGACAAACTCTACAGGCCGCGGTGCTGGTTCACGCACTATCGTTTGCTGCCCGGGTTCGGGTTCTACGGCTTTGGCTTCCTCCATGCCATCGGCGGGCTGGCCGAGGGGGCGACTGGCACTCTGCGCGTGCTGCTCGACGCAGCCGCATTTGCGGCCATGCAAGGAGGTTTCAAGGCCAAGGAGGCGCGCGGGAAGGCGGCCGAGGTCACGATCAAGCCCGGGGTGTGGCAGGACATTGATCTGACGGCCGAGGAGTTGAAAAACGCCTTCTACACCCCGCCATTCCGGGAGCCGCCGCAAGCGCTTTTCAACTTGCTTGGCTTGCTGGTCGACGCGGGCCGGCGCTTTGCCTCTACCACGGACGAGATGGTGGGCGAAGGCGTGACGAACGTGCCTGTGGGCACCACGCTGGCGCGCATCGACCAGGGATCGAAGGTCTACTCGGCCATCCACAAGCGCCTGCATATGGCGGCCGGCGAGGAGTTCAAGCAGCGGGCCGAGTTGAACGCCGAATACCTGCCGGCAAACGGCAAGGATTACGCCTTCAAAGGCAAGAAGCGCCGCATCCAGCGGGCGGATTACGACGAGCGTGTCGACGTCATCCCGGTCTCGGACCCGAACATCTACAGCCAAGGGCAGCGCATGGCGATTGCCCAGGCCCAGCTCGAGTTGTCCGAGCGCGCGCCGGACCTGTACAACAAGCGCGCCATACACCGGCGGGTGCTCGAAGCGCTCAAGGTGCAGAACATCGACGAAATCCTCATGGACCCGACAGCAATACCGCCGGCGGATCCGGTGACCGAGGGCGTGCTGGTCACGACCGGCAACCCGATCAAGGCGTACATCGAGCAGGACCACCAGTCTCACCTCGTCGTGCACATGGGGCAGATGGAGATGGTCAAGGGCTTGCCGATCGAGCCGATGTTCGTCCCGCGCATGTCGGCGCACGTTGCCGAGCACTACGCCCAGATGTATCTGGTGCAGATGAGCCAGGCCATGGGCGTGATGATTCCCGACCCGTCAGACCCGAAGCGGCAGCCGATGCCGCCGGAGATCGAGCATCAGGTATCCATGATGGCAGCCATGGCAACGCAGCAAATCATGGCTGAGCGGCAGGAGACCGATCCCAATGCAGCCTTGGCGGCCGGCGCTATTGCAGAGCAACAAAAGAAGGTGGAGAAGCTGGATGTGGAAATCGAGCAGATGCGCCTTGAGACCGAGCGCCTTCGTGCGGCGCCGATCGACGGAGCGGGCGACGATGCCCTGCGCCGCGAGTCTGATGCTGTGGAACAACTACGCTCCGAGATGGCGTCCCAGATTGACGCGATCACGAAACAGCGCGATGAAGAAGTGCGCAGGGTTCGCGATGCACTCCAGAAGGTCCAGATGGAGGCGATGAATCGCGGAACTGAGGCCGCGGCCAAGCGCGATACCGAGATCGAGCGCTATCGGATCGACCAAGCCACCAAGGTCGAGATGGAGACCGTGCGCGCCGAGTCCGACAAGCGACTGGACAGGCTTTCCGAGGCTCTGAAGAACGTCACTGCCCAACTGGCCGAACTGAAGAAGGAACATGCGTCGCTGGGCCGCGGCGAGGGCGTGGACCATAAGGTAATGGCCGCGCTGGCCGCCAGCATGAAGGAGTTTGCCAAGGTCGAGGGGGCCCAGACGAAAGCCGAAGTGGAGCAGTTGAAGAAGGAAAATGAAGTGTTGGCCGGCAAAGACGACCTGGCCAGCAGCATGAAGGAGTTTGCCGAGGCGATCAAAGGGCAGACGGAAGTGGTCGCGGAGTCGATGGAGAAGGTCGCGACTGAGTTGGGCAAGCCATCGATGATCGTCGAGAAGGACGGCAAGGCCATCGGAGTGCAGCGTGTGGACAAAATCCCCGGCACGCCAGCCAAGGCAGCGAAATCGCCAGTAGAGAAGAAATAATGGCTCGCTTGTGCATTCGCATCAAGCCGAATCCGAACACGACTGATCCAAGTCTTGACGTGCTGCGCACGCAAGAGGGCGACGTGGTATGCGTGAAGGAAGATGGGCATGTGTTTAGCCACGGGGAACTTAATTGCGGCCAGTATCGGTTCATTGACGTACCTGGGGCCGTGACGGCCGACTTCGTTATCCTTATCAAACCTTCGTTCGACGCCGGAAGGAATTTGATTCGTAAAAGAAGCGCGCATCTTGACCCCGCAGTGCTCAGAGGTGTTGCTTGGAGAACTGTTGTCACGGCCACTAAAGCACAAATTGATTCGATAACTGTGGTCAAGAGCTAAATGGCATCGGTAACTGTTGTCAAAACCATAGGTTTTGTCATACCTGGCGTCTTCTCCGACCCACAACTGTGGGAGGACGGCGCGCCTGCTGACGAGACGACTGCCGAGAAATCTGCTGCTGGCACGTTCGCGACGGCAGCGTTTGTGCAAGGCGAAGCGCTGACATTCGTGGGCTCCGGTGCGACTGGGAAATTACTCGACACGGATAGTACCGGACCAGGAACCGGCACTTATGTCACCTACGGCATCACGTCTGGGAATCCAGCGGCGGGTGATGTGGTAACGGGAGGAGCGAGCCTTGGAACCTGCATACTCTCTAGCAGCACTCCACTTAATGTTGGGGTCGTGTGGCAGGGGCAGTGCGAGAATGAGAAATTCGTTGTAATAGGGGCGCCAGTGCTGACTATTTCTGGCTCCACTTCTTCTTCGACTGC